CAGCAACCTGCGCTGTTTACAGCCATGCTGACACAGTTTCGTGCTGACCTCTCCGTGTTTAACGCGCAGTGCCATGGTGGCAGTGCTGCAGATGTGCCGTGGGTTTGTGGTGACACGACGTATTACTGGAAAAATACATACGCTACCCAGTACGACACCGTGTACGGCGGGTATAAAAACAGGGAGAGTGAGGGCGTTTATTTTGTGCCCTTCATGACAGACGGTAACGGCGTCAATACCGCCACTAACGCGCTGGCAGAAGATCCGGATATTCCGGTATCAGGATATTACGGTGCGGCATCGAGAACGAATGGAAACCAGGTATCATCAAACCGCCCGACACATTTCAGTTCATGGGCGCGCAGGAGCATTATTCCGGATCGTCTGGCAACCGCTATTCTGAACGCAGCCGGGCGCACCTCAGCCTTCATCAGTGGTAAGGCACCGGAAATCAAACCCTCGTCCGGCGGCAACACGCCATCGGGTCCGTTTGCAGATACGTCCGTTCGCACAATCTCCCTGCTGCCGGCAGCCGGAGAGGCTGCTGCGCAGGGCTGGAGCATTAAGGATGGCGGAATTCAGTTGTCAGATGGTGTATTTAAGATCACCAAGCAGAGCAATAAAACCTGGTCCCTGACGCATCCGGTGGATGACGCAATTACCCTGCTGACACAGGGCGGCAGACTGACCTGTAAGTTCCGCCTGTCAGGCGCACTGACCAACAATCAGTTCGGGCTGGGGATTTATCTGTATACGGATGCTCCCGTTCCTGATGGTGTGGCGATGACGGGTACCGGTAATCCGTTCCTGATGTCGTACTTCACTCAGACCACTGACGGCAGAGTGAATCTGATGCATCACAGGAAAGCCGGAAACACGAAGCTGGGGGAGTTCGGCGATTACGGTAACGACTGGCAGACGCTGGAGCTGGTGTTCACCGCCGGCAGTGCCACGGTTACTCCGAAACTGAATGGAGTGGCTGGCCCGGCATTCCAGGTTATAAAAGACAGTCTGACACTGGGACTGAATGCGCTGACGCTGACGGATGTTACAAAAAATGCAGCGTATGGCGTTGAGATAGAAAGTCTGATGCTGGAGATAAATGCACCGGCAGCATAATAAAAAAAGCCAGCGACTGACCTGAAAAAGAAGACGCTGGCTAAAAGGCCTTATATGTTTGTAGAGACTTATTTTTCACAGACAGCAATGATGCCTGTCAATATATTATCAATATGCGGATTGTTTCAGTTACAGATGCCTTATTAAGGAAAAAAACAGCCAGCACTGACTTTCGGTGGAGAGGTGCTGGCTCAAAAGGATAGATGTACTTCACATGTTGCTTCTATATGGCAGTACATTTTCTGACAGACAGTGACGGATGTTGTCAAGATATTGTGTCATTTATAACCTGAATCAGGGGAGGCCGGAATGTTATCTGGCATTTTTAGCAGAGCCTGAATGCCATAATCACGGCTCCCGGCGTTGGCCGTCAGTGGGTGACACTGGCGGCTTTTTTGTTTTTCTTTACTTTCATTTTCTGTCGGCGGTGACGGAGACATACATCAGATGGAAAAAATCACAACAGGTGTGTCATACACCACGTCAGCGGTGGGGACGGGATACTGGTTACTGCAGCTGCTGGACAAAGTCTCTCCGTCCCAGTGGGTGGCAATAGGTGTGCTGGGAAGTCTGCTGTTTGGCCTGCTGACGTATCTGACAAATCTTTATTTCAAGATTAAAGAAGATAAGCGTAAGGCTGCGAGAGGTGAATAATGTCGCCGTCATTACGCAAGGCTGTTGCAGCTGCTATTGGTGGTGGGGCTGTTGCCATAGCGTCTGTGCTCATCACTGGTCCAGGTGGTAACGATGGTCTGGAAGGTGTCAGCTACATACCATACAAAGATATCGTTGGCGTATGGACTGTATGTCACGGACACACCGGAAAAGACATCATGCCCGGTAAAACGTATACCGAAGCAGAATGCAAAGCCCTCCTGAATAAAGACCTTGCCACGGTCGCCAGACAAATTAACCCGTACATCAACGTCGATATACCGGAAACAACGCGCGGCGCTCTTTACTCGTTCGTTTACAACGTGGGCGCTGGCAATTTCAGAACATCGACGCTTCTTCGCAAAATAAACCAGGGCGATATCAAAGGCGCATGTGATCAGCTACGGCGCTGGACATACGCTGGCGGTAAGCAATGGAAAGGGCTGATGACTCGCCGCGAGATTGAGCGTGAAGTCTGTTTGTGGGGGCAACAATGAGCAGGGTAACCGTTATTATCTCCGCTCTGGTTATCTGCATTATCGCCTGCCTGTCATGGGCTGTTAATCATTACCGTGATAACGCCATCGCCTACAAAGAGCAGCGCGATAAAGCCACATCCATCATCGCTGATATGCAGAAGCGGCAACGTGATGTAGCAGAACTTGACGCCAGATACACAAAGGAGCTTGCTGATGCTAATGCGACTATCGAAAGTCTCCGTGCTGATGTTTCTGCTGGGCGTAAGCGCCTGCAAGTCTCCGCCACCTGTGCAAAGTCAACGACCGGAGCCAGCAGCATGGGCGATGGAGAAAGCCCAGGACTTACAGCAGATGCTGAACTCAATTATTACCGTCTCCGAGGTGGAATCGACAAGATAACCGCGCAGGTTAACTACCTGCAGGAATACATCAGGACGCAGTGCTTAAAATAATTTTAATTTCACTGAAATTTAACAAGTGACTTTCAGGAAAATGCCTCGCAGATGCGGGGCATTTTTGTACCGGTATTTCACCGCGCACCGCAGCGCACAATAAACACCGAACCTGACCCTTTGGAATGGGCCTTTGAGGATACCAGTTAGTGCTGGCGAGCCTCGGTGGGCTGGTTTCCTGTGCGGCAAAGGTTCATTTCAAAGAAGCAGGCAACGCCATGAATGAATTAATTGCGAATCATGACTTCGACTTTCGCCAGTTAGTTACCGCAGCAGAAGGTCAACCGGTAACTGACACCTTCCAGATTGCCAGGGCATTTGGTAAACGCCATCAGCATGTGATTAGGGCTATTAAATGTTTGAGATGTTCTGAGGAATTCTCGACAACCCATTTTTGGGCCGTCGAGAAAATCAATGACTTAGGGATTTTTGACAAGAAACAGATTTACTACCGCATGGACTTTAGTGGCTTCGTTATGCTGGTTATGGGATTTAACGGGGCAAAAGCCGATGCTGTTAAAGAAGCCTATATCAATGCGTTTAACTGGATGTCAGCAGAACTCCGTAAGTACAGCGAAAGTTATGAAGCAGAACGTAACGCCGTAATGCTGGAGTACATGAAAGAGAAGGATGTCGCCAGCATGTCAGGCCGTCTGCTCAATCGCTGGGGGAGAACGAAAAAACCTCAATTGCTTGCAAAGCTGGAACGTCTGGAGAGACAGGGACAGTTTTTATTACCGGGATTCGATAAAGGTATTCAAGCCTGACACATTATGCGCTGTATCGTCGCCGTATTCCCGCATTAACCATGACCGTAGCCCGACGGGGAATTCCTTCTGCGTGAGTGTGCGGGAATAATCAAAAACGATGCACACCGGGTTTTACTGTGCTGACAGACGCAGGGTTACCCTCATAGTCGCTTTTCCGGTGCGATGGTGGAAGAAACCGGGATGTTCATCCATCATCACTTTGGATTGATGTATATGCTCTCTTTTCTGACGTTAGTCTCCGACGGCAGGCTTCAATGACCCAGGCTGAGAAATTCCCAGACCCTTTTTGCTCAAGAGCGATGTTAATTTGTTCAATCATTTGGTTAGGAAAGCGGATGTTGCGGGTTGTTGTTCTGCGGGTTCTGTTCTTCGTTGACATGAGGTTGCCCCGTATTCAGTGTCGCTGATTTGTATTGTCTGAAGTTGTTTTTACGTTAAGTTGATGCAGATCAATTAATACGATACCTGCGTCATAATTGATTATTTGACGTGGTTTGATGGCGTAGATGCACGTTGTGACATGTAGATGATAATCATTATCATATTGCGGGTCCTTTCCGGCGATCCGACATGTTACGGGGCGGCGACCTCGCGGGTTTTCGCTATTTATGAAAATTTTCCGGGAACCATGTCCGGTTTCTCTTCAAGTTAACTATATGAAAAATATAAAAACAGGTCTTCTGTGAACCGGACATGCACAAAAAATAGATATGTAAACCGGACATGACCGGTTTTGTTGTGATTGTGAGGTGAGAGTTTTTGCGAGGTGAGGAGTGGCTACGCAGACTGAAGTTGCCAGGCATTTAAGTCTGACCGATCGCCAGCTTCGCAGATTGCAGAAATTGCCGGGTGCCCCGATATCAAATAAGCGAGGGCAACTGGATCTGGATGCCTGGCGCGATTTTTACATATCGTATCTGAGGAGAAGTAAAAACGATGTGCCTGATGGCGATAGCGAAGACGACTATGAGGAAAAATTGCTTATTGCCAGATGGGAACTGACAGCAGAACAGGCTGTTACACAGCAGTTAAAAAATGAGGTGTCAAAAGGAAAACTTATTGACACCGGGTTCTGTATTTTTGCCCTCAGTAAGCTGGCAATGGCGTTATCCAGTACGCTTGATTCCATCCCTTTATCCATGCAACGACAGTTTCCTGATTTAACACCGCGCCATCTTGACCATCTGAAAACCCTTATTGCGAAGGGGGCAAATCAGTGTGCGCGGGCGGGGGATAAATTACCGGATTTACTCGATGAATATATCAGAGCAACAACTGAATAATATGATGAGTGCTGTCACAACAGCATTACAGCCCCTGATAAGGGCATTGCCGGTGACGCCAGTTGAATGGGCTGATCAAAATTATTATCTGCCTAAAGAATCTTCATATGGTGAGGGAGAATGGAAAACGCTGCCATTCCAGATCGCCATCATGAACAGCATGGGGAATGATCAGATCCGCACTGTTAATCTGATTAAATCTGCCCGTGTTGGCTATACAAAGATGTTGCTGGGGGTGGTCGGGTATTTTATTGAGCATAAATCCCGAAACAGTCTGCTTTTTCAGCCCACGGATTCTGCCGCTGAAGATTTTATGAAGTCTCACGTGGAGGCGACGATTCGGAACGTGCCATGCCTGAAAGACCTTTCCCCATGGCTGGGGCGTAAACATCGTGACAATACTCTCACGCTGAAACGCTTTTCATCGGGCGTCGGTTTCTGGTGCCTGGGCGGCGCTGCCGCCAAAAACTACCGTGAAAAATCCGTGGACGTGGTCTGCTATGACGAACTTTCCTCGTTCGAGCCGGATGTCGAAAAAGAGGGCTCGCCAACCCTGCTGGGGGATAAGCGTATTGAGGGGTCGGTGTGGCCAAAATCCATTCGCGGCTCGACGCCTAAAATCAAAGGCACCTGCCAGATCGAAAAAGCCGCTAACGAGTCGGCGCATTTTATGCGTTTTTATGTGCCCTGCCCGCACTGTGGGGAGGCGCAGTATCTGAAATTTGGCGATGAGTCCACGCCTTTTGGGCTTAAATGGGAGAAGGACAGCCCCGAAAGTGTTTTCTACCTCTGTGAACATCATGGCTGCGTGATCCATCAGTCTGAACTGGACCAGAGCAACGGGCGGTGGATCTGTGAAAACACGGGCATGTGGACCCGTGACGGTCTGACGTTTTTCAGCGCCCGGGGTGATGAAATTCCGCCGCCGCGCTCCATCACGTTCCATATCTGGACGGCGTACAGTCCGTTTACCACCTGGGTACAGATAGTCTATGACTGGCTGGATGCACTGAAAGATCCCAACGGCCTGAAAACCTTTGTGAACACCACGCTGGGCGAGACCTGGGAAGAAGCCGTGGGCGAAAAACTCGATCACCAGGTACTGATGGATAAGGTCGTGCATTACACGGCGGCGGTACCTGCCCGGGTGGTTTATCTGACGGCGGGCATTGACTCGCAGCGAAACCGTTTTGAGATGTATGTCTGGGGATGGGCACCGGGAGAGGAAGCTTTTCTGGTGGATAAAATCATCATTATGGGCCGTCCCGATGAGGAAGAGACGCTGTTACGTGTGGATGCGGCGATCAACAAAAAATACTGCCATGCAGACGGAACCGAAATGACCATTTCCCGTGTCTGCTGGGACACCGGGGGGATCGATGGTGAAATTGTCTATCAGAGGTCAAAAAAACACGGTGTTTTCCGGGTGCTGCCGGTAAAAGGCGCATCTGTCTATGGCAAGCCGGTGATCACCATGCCGAAAACCCGCAATCAGCGGGGCGTGTATCTGTGTGAAGTGGGGACGGACACCGCAAAAGAAATTCTCTATGCCCGTATGAAAGCCGATCCCACTCCTGCGGATGAAGCCACGTCGTATGCCATCCGTTTTCCTGATGATCCGGAGATTTTTTCGCAGACAGAGGCGCAGCAACTGGTGGCGGAAGAGCTTGTGGAGAAGTGGGAAAAAGGAAAGATGCGTCTGCTGTGGGATAACAAAAAGCGGCGTAACGAAGCGCTGGACTGCCTGGTGTATGCCTACGCGGCATTACGTGTGTCCGTGCAACGCTGGCAGCTTGATCTGGCTGTACTGGCAAAATCCCGGGAAGAAGAGACGACCCGGCCAACCCTGAAAGAACTGGCAGCGAAGCTGTCCGGAGGAGTGAATGGTTACAGTCGCTGAACTGCAGGCGCTGCGTCAGGCGCGCCTTGATTTATTAACCGGTAAACGGGTGGTGTCTGTCCAGAAAGATGGTCGCAGAATTGAATATACGGCGGCTTCTCTGGATGAGCTTAACCGGGCGATCAATGATGCGGAGTCGGTACTGGGGACAACCCGACGTCGCCGTCGTCCGCTGGGAGTGAGGTTATGAAACGAACGCCTGTCCTGATTGATGTGAACGGTGTTCCGCTTCGGGAGAGCCTCAGCTACAACGGGGGCGGTGCAGGATTTGGCGGGCAAATGGCGGAGTGGTTGCCACCGGCGCAGAGTGCCGATGCGGCCCTGTTGCCCGCGTTGCGTCTGGGCAATGCCCGTGCAGATGATCTGGTGCGCAATAACGGGATAGCGGCCAATGCGGTGGCCCTGCATAAGGATCATATTGTCGGGCATATGTTTCTGATCAGCTACCGTCCGAACTGGCGCTGGCTGGGGATGCGGGAGACCGCAGCAAAAAGCTTTGTCGATGAGGTGGAGGCGGCCTGGTCGGAATACGCCGAAGGGATGTCTGGCGAGATCGACGTGGAAGGAAAACGCACGTTCACGGAATTTATCCGTGAAGGTGTGGGCGTTCATGCGTTTAACGGCGAAATCTTTGTGCAGCCGGTCTGGGATACGGAAACCACGCAGTTATTCCGTACGCGTTTTAAAGCCGTGAGTCCGAAACGGGTGGACACGCCAGGACACGGTATGGGGAACCGTTTTCTGCGGGCCGGGGTGGAGGTCGATCGATATGGCCGTGCCGTTGCGTACCATATCTGTGAGGATGATTTTCCGTTCTCCGGGAGTGGACGATGGGAACGGATCCCGCGTGAACTTCCCACCGGGCGTCCGGCCATGCTGCATATTTTCGAGCCGGTGGAGGACGGGCAGACCCGTGGGGCCAACCAGTTTTACAGCGTCATGGAACGGCTGAAGATGCTCGATTCCCTGCAGGCAACACAGCTTCAGTCGGCCATTGTGAAAGCCATGTATGCAGCGACGATTGAAAGTGACCTTGATACCGAAAAGGCCTTTGAATATATCGCCGGTGCGCCGCAGGGGCAGAAGGATAATCCGCTTATTAATATTCTGGAGAAGTTCTCCAGCTGGTATGACACGAATAACGTGACGCTGGGTGGTGTCAAAATTCCGCACCTTTTCCCCGGGGATGATCTGAAACTACAGACTGCGCAGGATTCAGACAATGGATTTTCGGCGCTTGAACAGGCGCTGCTGCGGTATATCGCCGCCGGTCTTGGCGTTTCCTACGAACAGTTGTCCCGTGATTACTCGAAGGTCAGTTATTCAAGTGCCAGGGCCTCTGCCAATGAGTCGTGGCGCTATTTTATGGGGCGGCGAAAATTTATTGCGGCCCGGCTGGCCACGCAGATGTTTTCCTGCTGGCTGGAAGAGGCACTTCTTCGGGGGATTATTCGTCCGCCACGGGCGCGTTTTGATTTTTATCAGGCGCGATCAGCCTGGTCACGGGCTGAGTGGATTGGAGCCGGAAGAATGGCCATTGACGGGCTCAAGGAAGTCCAGGAATCAGTGATGCGCATTGAGGCCGGACTGAGCACGTATGAGAAAGAGCTGGCGCTGATGGGCGAGGATTATCAGGACATTTTCCGCCAGCAGGTCAGGGAATCTGCTGAGCGACAAAAAGCCGGACTCTCACGTCCGGTGTGGATAGCGCAGGCGTATGAGCAGCAGATAGCGGAGAGTCGCAGGCCGGAAGAGGAGACAACACCCCGTGAGACGTAATCTTTCACACAATATTGCCGCAGCATTCAATGAACCGCTGCTTCTGGAGCCCGCCTATGCGCGGGTTTTCTTTTGCGCGCTCGGGCGCGAGATGGGGGCATCAAGTCTTTCGGTACCACAACAGCAGGTACAGTTTGATGCTCCCGGAATGCTGGCTGAAACGGACGAGTACATGGCCGGAGGTAAACGACCGGCCCGTGTTTACCGGGTGGTGAACGGTATTGCGGTACTGCCGGTGACCGGCACGCTGGTGCACCGGCTGGGGGGGATGCGGCCATTTTCCGGAATGACTGGCTATGACGGCATTGTCGCCTGTCTTCAGCAGGCAATGGCAGATAGCCAGGTGCGGGGCATACTGCTGGACATTGACAGTCCGGGCGGGCAGGCCGCCGGCGCGTTTGACTGCGCTGACATGATTTACCGCCTCCGTCAGCAGAAGCCGGTCTGGGCACTGTGCAATGACACGGCCTGTTCTGCAGCCATGCTGCTGGCGTCGGCCTGCTCCCGACGGCTGGTTACCCAGACATCCCGTATCGGCTCCATTGGCGTGATGATGAGCCATGTCAGCTATGCCGGTCATCTGGCGCAGGCCGGTGTGGATATCACGCTGATTTACTCAGGGGCGCACAAGGTGGATGGCAATCAGTTTGAAGCCTTACCGGCAGAGGTTCGCCAGGACATGCAGCAGCGCATTGATGCGGCGCGCCGGATGTTTGCCGAAAAAGTGGCCATGTTTACCGGTCTGTCTGTTGATGCCGTCACGGGAACAGAGGCCGCCGTTTTTGAAGGTCAGTCCGGCATTGATGCCGGGCTGGCGGATGAATTAGTCAATGCGTCGGATGCCATCAGTGTGATGGCCACGGCGCTGAACAGTAATGTCAGAGGAGGCACTATGCCGCAATTAACTGCAACGGAAGCCGCCGCGCAGGAGAACCAGCGAGTGATGGGGATCCTGACATGCCAGGAAGCGAAAGGACGTGAACAGCTTGCCACGATGCTGGCAGGACAACAGGGCATGAGCGTTGAACAGGCCCGGGCGATTCTGGCCGCGGCGGCACCGCAGCAGCCGGTGGCATCCACGCAGAGTGAAGCCGATCGCATTATGGCGTGTGAAGAAGCGAACGGTCGTGAACAACTGGCGGCAACGCTGGCGGCGATGCCGGAGATGACGGTGGAAAAAGCCCGCCCGATCCTGGCTGCTTCACCGCAGGCGGATGCCGGACCCTCACTCCGTGATCAGATCATGGCACTGGATGAGGCAAAAGGGGCTGAGGCGCAGGCTGAACAGCTGGCTGCCTGCCCGGGAATGACTGTGGAGAGCGCCCGGGCTGTGCTGGCTGCGGGATCAGGTAAGGCAGAACCGGTCTCTGCATCCACAACCGCCCTGTTTGAACGCATCATGGCGAACCATTCACCGGCAGCGGTACAGGGTGGCGTGCCACAGACGTCAGCAGACGGTGATGCGGACGTGAAAATGCTCATGGCCATGCCATGAAGCCAGTGCTGACCATCAACAGGAGGTTTTTACAATATGGTGACGAAAACTATCACTGAACAGCGTGCGGAAGTACGTATTTTTGCCGGTAATGATCCGGCTCATACCGCCACAGGCAGCAGCGGGATTTCCTCGGCAACACCGGCACTGACGCCACTGATGCTGGATGAGGCCACCGGGAAACTGGTGGTCTGGGACGGACAAAAAGCCGGTAGTGCGGTTGGCATACTGGTACTGCCGCTTGAAGGCACAGAGACGGCGCTGACCTATTACAAGTCGGGGACCTTTGCGACGGAGGCAATCCGCTGGCCTGAAAGTGTGGATGAACACAAAAAGGCCAACGCCTTTGCCGGCAGTGCCCTGAGTCACGCGGCGCTGCCGTAACACGTTATCAGGCCACCGCGGTGGCCTGACTGATTTCTGAATGAAAGGAACTGATTTATGGGATTGTTTACGACCCGCCAGTTACTCGGTTATACCGAACAAAAAGTGAAATTTCGTGCGCTGTTTCTGGAGCTGTTTTTCCGCCGTACGGTGAATTTCCATACCGAAGAGGTGATGCTGGACAAAATTACCGGAAAAACGCCGGTGGCGGCCTATGTTTCCCCGGTTGTTGAAGGAAAAGTGCTGCGTCATCGTGGTGGTGAAACCCGCGTGTTACGTCCGGGCTACGTCAAGCCGAAACACGAATTTAATTACCAGCAGGCGGTTGAGCGTCTTCCCGGTGAAGATCCGGCTCAGCTGAACGACCCGGCCTACCGTCGTCTGCGTATCATCACTGATAACCTCAAACAGGAAGAGCACGCCATTGTCCAGGTGGAAGAAATGCAGGCGGTGAATGCCGTGCTGTATGGCAAATACACGATGGAAGGAGACCAGTTCGAGAAAATTGAGGTCGATTTTGGCAGGTCGACGAAGAATAACATCACTCAGGGTAGTGGTAAGGAGTGGTCAAAACAGGATCGTGACACGTTCGATCCTACACATGATCTTGACCTCTACTGCGACCAGGCCAGCGGTCTTGTGAATATTGCCATTATGGACGGTACCGTCTGGCGTCTGCTGAATGGCTTTAAATTGTTCCGCGAAAAACTGGATACCCGTCGCGGCTCTAATTCGCAACTCGAAACAGCGGTGAAAGACCTGGGCGCGGTGGTGTCCTTCAAAGGGTATTACGGCGATCTGGCCATTGTGGTGGCAAAAACGTCTTATGTGGCAGAGGACGGTACCGAAAAACGTTATCTGCCTGAGGGCTCGCTGGTCCTGGGGAATACGGCAGCAGAGGGCATTCGTTGCTATGGTGCCATTCAGGATGCGCAGGCGTTGTCCGAAGGTGTGGTGGCCTCTTCCCGTTATCCGAAACACTGGCTGACGGTAGGGGATCCCGCCCGTGAATTTACCATGACGCAGTCCGCGCCGCTGATGGTGTTGCCGGACCCGGATGAGTTTGTGGTGGTACAGGTGAAATAATCCGTGAGCGGGGGCGAAATGCCCCCGTGTCTTTTTTCACAGGGGGATGATATGGCAACGAAAGAGCAAAATCTGAAACGGCTTGATGAACTGGCCCTGATTCTGGGGCGTGAGCCGGATATATCCGGGAGTGCCGCAGAGATAGCGCAGCGGGTGGCAGAATGGGAAGAGGAAATGCAGTCATCCGGCGATGATGTACAGGTTATGAATATGGATATCCGGGAGAGGGAAAACGCGGCTCATGATGTTCGTGAGGAAACATCCGGCGCGTTAACGCGCATCAGAGTTCTGACCTGCCTCCATCTCTGTGGCGTTGATGGTGAAACGGGGGAATCCGTTGAGCTTGCGGATGTTGGTCGGGTGATTCTGATTATGTCCTCAGATGCAAAAACACACGTTGATGGTGGAATGGCTGTTTATGCGTGATTTTCAGAATGCCTTTGATGCCGCCCTTGCCGGGGTGGACAGTACGATTGTTGAAGTGATGGGCATCAGTGCGCAGTTCACCTCGGGGGCACAGTGTGGCAGCGAAGTTCAGGGGGTTTTTGACGATCCGGAGTCGCTGGGGTTTGCCGGTAGCGGGGTCCGTATTGAAGGAAGCTGCCCGTCATTATTTGTACGGACGGATACGGTTCGTGCTGTGCGGCGTGGTGACACGCTGACCATTAATGGTGAGACATTCTGGGTGGATCGTGTTTCTCCGGATGACGGGGGCAGTTGTTATCTCTGGCTCAACCGTGGGCAACCACCGGCAGTTAACCGGCGACGATAAACGCAGGGTGAATTATGGCGATAAAAGGGCTTGATCAGGCGATTGAAAATCTGAGCCGGGTTCGTAAAAACGCCATTCCGGCGGCTTCAGCAATGGCCATTAACCGCGTGGCCACAACGGCGATTAATCAGTCTTCGTCACAGGTTGCCCGGGAGACCAGGGTGAGCCGGAAACTGGTAAAGGAACGGTCCAGACTGAAACGGGCCACGGTCAGAAATCCGAATGCCAGAATTATCGTTAACCGCGGTGATCTCCCGGTGATTAAGCTGGGGATCAGGATGCCGGGGCGTCGTCCGGACAGCATACTCAAAGCCGGTCAGCATCGTTATCAGCGGGCATTTATTCAGCGATTAAAAAATGGTCGCTGGCATGTCATGCAGCGTGTGGTCGGGAAAAACCGTTACCCCATTGATGTGGTGAAAATCCCGATGGCGGCCCCACTGAAACAGGCGTTTGATGAGAATGTTGACCGTATCCGGCGTGAACGTCTGCCCGGAGAACTGGCATACGCGCTGAAACAACAACTGAGGATTGCGATAAAACGATGAAACATACTGATATCCGTGCTGCAGTGCTGGATGCACTGGAGCTGCATGAACACGGGGCGACGCTGTTTGATGGTCGCCCCGTTGTTTTTGACGAAGAGGATTTTCCCGCGGTCGCGGTTTATCTGACGGATGCAGAGTATACCGGTGAAGAGCTGGATGCAGATACCTGGCGGGCCACACTGCATATTGAGGTGTTTTTACCAGCACAGGTACCGGATTCGGAGCTGGATTCGTGGATGGAAAGCCGGATTTATCCGGCGATGACTGCGATCCCGGCACTGGCAGACCTGATTACCACGATGGTTACGCAGGGCTATGAGTATCGTCGTGATGACGATATGGCGTTATGGAGTTCTGCGGATCTGACTTATTCCATTACATACGAGATGTGAGGACGATATGTCAACACCAAATCCCCTTGAGCCGGTAAAAGGTGCCGGTACCACCCTGTGGGTTTATAACGGTCAGGGTGACGCCTATGCAAACCCGTTGTCAGACGATGACTGGCAGCGACTGGCTAAGGTGAAGGATCTGACGCCGGGCGAGATGACGGCAGAACCCTACGATGATAACTACCTGGATGATGAGGACGCGGACTGGACTGCGACCGGGCAGGGGCAGAAGTCTGCAGGAGATACCAGTTTTACGCTGGCCTGGAAACCGGGAGAAGAAGGTCAGAAAGGGCTTATAGGCTGGTTTGAAAGCGGGGATGTGCGGGCCTATAAAATCCGTTTCCCGAACGGCACGGTGGATGTGTTCCGTGGCTGGGTCAGCAGTATCGGTAAGGCCGTAACGGCGAAGGAAGTGATCACCCGCACGGTGAAAGTGACCAACGTGGGTAAACCTTCTGTGGCGGAAGAACGCAGCGAAATTACGCCGGTCACTGCGATTAAGGTGACGCCGACATCTGGTACGGTGGCAAAAGGGAAAACAACAACCCTGACGGTTTCTTTTGAGCCGGAAAGTGCAACCGACAAAACGTTCAGAGCGGTTTCCGCCGATCCGTCAACGGGAACCATTGCTGTGAAAGATATGGCGATCACTGTGACGGGGGTTAAGGCTGGAAAAGTGAGTATCCCCGTGATTTCCGGTAATGGTCAGTTTGCCACGGTAGCTGAAGTCACCGTTACTGAAGCGGGCGCTGCAGGGTAAACGGAGGTAATACATGTTTCTGAAAACCGAACAATTTGAATATAACGGTGTGTCCGTCACGCTTTCCGAGCTGTCTGCGCTGCAGCGTATCGAGCATCTTGCCCTGCTGAAACGACGGGCAGAACAGGCTGAAGCCAGCGGTAACCTGCAGGTGAGCGTGGAAGACCTTGTCAGAACCGGCGCGTTTCTGGTGGCGATGTCCCTGTGGCATAACCATCCACAGAAAACGGAGTCACCATCAATGAATGAGGCTGTGATGCAGATCGAACAGGAGGTGCTCACCACCTGGCCTGCTGATGCCATTGCCCGGGCGGAAGACGTGGTGTTGCGTCTGTCCGGGATGAGCGGGGCTGTTCATGTGGATACGGATATCACCGAAGTGGCGAAAAATAACGCGCTTACTGATGATGATTTTTCTGCGGGAAAGTCTTCGACGGCGAGCTGAATTTTGCCCTCAGACTGGCGCGAGAGATGGGGAGGCCTGACTGGCGCGCCATGCTTGCCGGGATGACATCCACCGAATATGCCGACTGGCGACATTTTTACCGCACGCATTATTTTCAGGATACCCAACTGGATATGCATTTTTCCGGGCTGATGTACGCTGTACTCAGCCTGTTTTTTTGCGATCCGGATATGCATCCCTCTGATTTCAGTCTGCTTGTCCCCCGGCATGAGGAAGAGCAGGTGGAGAGGCTGGATGAGGACAAAATGCTGATGCAGAAAGCGGCAGGACTTGCCGGAGGCGTCCGGTTCGGTGGGGACGGAGGGGGCGATATTTTATCGTCTGCGGATGTGGCGGATGTCATGGTGGATGATGCCGCATTAAGGATGGCTTCAGCGGGGATTCCAGGAGGTGTGAGATATGTCCCAGCCGGTTGGTGATCTTATTATTGACCTGAGTCTGGATGCGGTCCGTTTCGATGAGCAGATGAGCCGGGTAAGGCGTCATTTTTCAGGACTGGATACTGACGCCAGAAAAACCGCCAGTGCTGTTGAACAGGGCCTGAGCCGCCAGGCGCTGGCTGCACAAAAAGCCGGGATTTCCGTCGGGCAGTATAAAGCGGCCATGCGAACCCTGCCCGCACAGTTTACGGATATCGCCACGCAGCTTGCCGGTGGTCAGAATCCCTGGCTGATCCTGCTGCAACAGGGCGGTCAGGTGAAGGACTCCTTCGGCGGGATGATCCCCATGCTCAGGGGGCTTGCCGGTGCGATCACCCTGCCGATGGTCGGGGTCACCTCGCTGGCGGTGGCGACAGGTGCGCTGGCGTACGCCTGGTACCAGGGGGATTCCACGCTTTCAGCGTTTAATAAAACCCTGGTTCTTTCCGGTAATCAGTCCGGACTGACTGCCGATCGTATGCTGACTCTCTCAAGAGCCGGGCAGGCAGCAGGGCTGACGTTTAACCAGGCGAGAGAGTCACTGGCAGCCCTGGTGAATGCCGGTGTGCGTGGTGGTGAACAGTTTGATGCCATCAACCAGAGTGTCGCGCGTTTTGCGTCTGCATCCGGTGTGGAGGTGGATAAAGTCGCTGAAGCCTTCGGGAAGCTGACCACTGACCCGACGTCGGGACTGATGGCGATGGCGCGCCAGTTCCGTAACGTGACGGCAGAGCAGATTGCGTATGTTGCGCAGCTGCAGCGTTCCGGTGATGAGGCCGGGGCCTTACAGGCGGCGAACGATATCGCCACGAAAGGCTTTGATGAGCAGACCCGCCGCCTGAAAGAGAACATGGGCACGCTGGAGACCTGGGCAGACAGGACTGCACGGGCATTCAAATCCATGTGGGATGCGGTGCCGGATATTGGTCGTCCTGATACCGCGCAGGAGATGCTGATTAAGGCAGAGGCTGCGTTTAAGAAAGCAGACGACATCTGGAATCTGCGCAAGGATGATTATTTTGTTAACGATGAAGCGCGGGCGCGTTACTGGGATGATCGTGAAAAGGCCCGTCTTGCGCTTGAAGCCGCCCGAAAGAAGGCTGAGCAGCAGACTCAACAGGACAAAAATGCGCAGCAGCAGAGCGATACCGAAGCGTCACGGCTGAAATATACCGAAGAGGCGCAGAAGGCTTACGAACGGCTGCAGACGCCGCTGGAGAAATATACCGCCCGTCAGGAAGAACTGAACAAGGCACTGAAAGACGGGAAAATCCTGCAGGCGGATTACAACACGCTGATGGCGGCGGCGAAAAAGGATTATGAAGCGACGCTGAAAAAGCCGAAACAGTCCGGCGTGAAGGTGTCTGCGGGCGATCGTCAGGAAGACAGTGCTCATGCTGCCCTGCTGACGCTTCAGGCTGAACTCCGGACGCTGGAGAAGCATGCCGGAGCAAATGAGAAAATCAGCCAGCAGCGCCGGGATTTGTGGAAGGCGGAGAGTCAGTTCGCGGTACTGGAGGAGGCGGCACAACGTCGCCAGCTGTCCGCACAGGAGAAATCCCTGCTGGCGCATAAAGATGAGACGCTGGAGTACAAACGCCAGCTGGCTGCACTTGGCGATAAGGTCACGTATCAGGAGCGTCTGAATGCGCTGGCGCAGCAGGCGGATAAATTCGCACAGCAGCAACGGGCAAAACGGGCCGCCATTGATGCGAAAAGCCGGGGGCTGACTGACCGGCAGGCAGAACGGGAAGCCACAGAACAGCGCCTGAAGGAACAGTATGGCGATAATCCGCTGGCGCTGAATAACGTCATGTCAGAGCAGAAAAAGACCTGGGCGGCTGAAGACCAGCTTCGCGGGAACTGGATGGCAGGCCTGAAGTCCGGCTGGAGTGAGTGGGAAGAGAGCGCCACGGACAGTATGTCGCAGGTAAAAAGTGCAGCCACGCAGACCTTTGATGGTATTGCACAGAATATGGCGGCGATGCTGACCGGCAGTGAGCAGAACTGGCGCAGCTTCACCCGTTCCGTGCTGTCCATGATGACAGAAATTCTGCTTAAGCAGGCAATGGTGGGGATTGTCGGGAGTATCGGCAGCGCCATTGGCGGGGCTGTTGGTGGCGGCGCATCCGCGTCAGGCGGTACAGCCATTCAGGCCGCTGCGGCGAAATTCCATTTTGCAACCGGAGGGTTTACGGGAACCGGCGGCAAATATGAGCCAGCGGGGATTGTTCACCGTGGTGAGTTTGTCTTCACGAAGGAGGCAACCAGCCGGATTGGCGTGGGGAATCTTTACCGGCTGATGCGCGGCTATGCCACCGGCGGTTATGTCGGTACACCGGGCAGCATGGCAGACAGCCGGTCGCAGGCGTCCGGGACGTTTGAGCAGAATAACCATGTGGTGATTAACAACGACGGCACGAACGGGCAGATAGGGCCACAGGCGCTGAAGGCTGTTTATGACGTAGCCCGTAAGGCGGCAATGGATGTTGTGACCGGGCAGATGCGCGATGGTGGTCTGTTCTCCGGAGGTGGACGATGAAAACCTTCCGCTGGAAAGTGAAACCCGGGATGGATGTGACATCGGCTCCTTCCGTCAGGGAGGTGCGCTTTGGTGATGGCTATTCCCAGCGTGCGCCTGCCGGGCTGAACGCTGACCTGAAAACGTACAGCGTGACGCTGTCTGTCTCCCGTGAGGAGGCCACGGCGCTGGAGTCGTTTCTGGCAGAGCACGGAGGCTGGAAGGCCTTTCTGTGGACGCCGCCTTATGGTTACAGGCAGATAAAGGTGACCTGCGCAAAATGGTCGTCGCAGGTCAGTATGTTGCGTGTTGAGTTCAGCGCAGAGTTTAAACAGGTGGTGAACTGATGCAGGATATCCGGCAGGAAACACTGAATGAATGCACCCGTGCGGAGCAGTCGGCCAGCGTGGTGCTCTGGGAAATCGACCTGACAGAGGTCGGTGGAGAACGTTATTTTTTCTGTAATGAGCAGAACGAAAAAGGTGAGCCGGTCACCTGGCAGGGGCGACAGTATCAGCCGTATCCCATTCAGGGGAGTGGTTTTGAACTGAATGGCAAAGGCACCAGTACGCGCCCCACGCTGACGGTTTCTAACCTGTACGGTATGGTCACCGGGATGGCGGAAGATCTGCAGAGTCTGGTCGGCGGAACGGTGGTCCGGCGTAAGGTTTACGCCCGTTTTCTGGATGCGGTGAACTTCGTCAACGGAAACAGTGACGCCGATCCGGAGCAGGAGGTGATCAGCCGCTGGCGCATTGAGCAGTGCAGCGAACTGAGCGCGGTCAGTGCCTCCTTTGTACTGTCCACGCCGACGGAAACGGACGGCGCTGTTTTTCCGGGACGTATCATGCTGGCCAACACCTGCACCTGGACCTATCGCGGCGGTGAGTGCGGTTATCACGGTCCGGCGGTCGCGGATGAATATGACCAGCCAACGTCCGATATCACGAAGGATAAATGCAGCAAATGCCTGAGCGGTTGTAAGTTTCGCAATAACGTCGGCAACTTTGGCGGCTTCCTTTCCATTAACAAACTTTCGCAGTAAATCCCATGACAGAGACAGAATCAGCGATTCTGGCGCACGCCCGGCGATGTGCGCCAGCGGAGTCGTGCGGCTTCGTGGTGAGAACGCCGGAGGGGGAAAGATATTTTCCCTGCGTGAATATTTCCGGTGAGCCGGAGGATTATTTCCGGATGGCTCCGGAGGACTGGCTGCAGGCAGAGATGCAGGGTGAGATTGTGGCGCTGGTCCACAGCCACCCCGGTGGTCTGCCCTGGCTGAGTGAGGCTGACCGGCGGTTGCAGGTGCAGAGTGATTTGCCGTGGTGGCTGGTCTGCCGGGGGGCGATTCACAAGTTCCGCTGTGTGCCGCATCTTACCGGGCGGCGCTTTGAGCACGGGGTGACGGACTGTTACACGCTGTTCCGGGACGCTTACCATCTGGCGGGGATTGAGATGCCGGATTTTCATCGTGAGGATGACTGGTGGCGTAACGGTCAGAATCTCTATCTGGATAATCTGGAGGCCACAGGGCTGTATCAGGTGCCGTTGTCAGCGGCGCAGCCGGGCGATGTGCTGCTGTGCTGTTTTGGTTCATCGGTGCCGAATCACGCCGCAATTTACTGCGGCGACGGCGAGCTGCTGCACCATATTCCTGAACAACTGAGTAAACGAGAGAGGTACACCGACAAATGGCAGCGACGCACACACTCCCTCTGGCGTCACCGGGCATGGCACGCATCTGCCTTTACGGGGATTTACAACGATTTGGTCGCCGCATCGACCTTCGTGTAAAAACGGGGGCCGAAGCTATCCGTGCGCTGGCCACACAGATCCCGGCGTTTCGTCAGAAACTGAATGAGGGCTGGTATCAGGTGCGCATTGCCGGGCGTGATGCAGGCGAAACCGAATTATCTGCCCGTCTTAATGAGCCGCTGGCAAATGGTGCCGTGATCCACATTGTGCCGCGTCTGGCGGGTGCCAAAAGTGGCGGTGTTTTTCAGGCAGTGCTGGGTGCGGCGCTGATTGCTACGGCAATCTGGATGCCGGGAATCAGTATCGCTTTCAGTGACATTCTCTTTTCTATGGGGGCAGCGATGACGCTTGGTGGTGTTGCACAGATGCTGGCTCCTAAACCCCAAACCCCCCGAACGCAGACAACGGATAACGGCAAACAGAACACCTATTTCTCCTCACTGGATAACATGGTTGCCCAGGGCAATATTCTGCCTGTTCTGTACGGTGAAATGCGCGTGGGGTCACGCGTGGTTTCTCAGGAGATCAGCACGGCAGACGAAGGGGATGGTGGTCAGGTTGTGGTGATTGGTCGCTGATGCAAAATGTTTTATGTGAAACCGCCTGCGGGCGGTTTTGTCGTTTATGGAGCGTGAGGAATGGGTAAAGGCAGCAGTAAGGGGCATACCCCGCGCGAAGCGAAGGACAACCTCAAATCCACGCAGTTGCTGAGTGTGATTGATGCCATCAGCGAAGGGCCGATTGAAGGTCCGGTGGATGGATTAAAAAGCGTGCTGCTGAACAGTACGCCGGTGCTGGACAGTGAAGGTAATACCAACATCTCCGGTGTCACGGTGGTGTTCCGGGCCGGTGAGCAGGAGCAGACACCGCCGGAGGGATTTGAATCCTCCGGCTCTGAGACGGTGCTGGGTACGGAAGTGAAATACGACACGCCGATCACCCGCACCATCACGTCGGCAAACATCGATCGTCTGCGCTTTACTTTCGGTGTGCAGGCACTGGTGGAAACCACCTCAAAGGGGGACCGGAATCCGTCGGAAGTCCGCCTGCTGGTTCAGATACAGCGTAACGGTGGCTGGGTGACGGAAAAAGACATCACCATTAAGGGTAAAACCACCTCGCAGTATCTGGCCTCGGTGGTGGTGGATAACCTGCCGCCGCGCCCGTTTAATATCCGGATGCGCAGGATGACGCCGGACAGCACCACAGACCAGCTGCAGAACAAAACGCTCTGGTCGTCATACACCGAAATCATCGATGTGAAACAGTGCTACCCGAACACGGCACTGGTCGGCGTGCAGGTGGACTCGGAGCAGTTCGGCAGCCAGCAGGTGAGCCGTAATTATCATCTGCGCGGGCGTATTCTGCAGGTGCCGTCGAACTATAACCCGCAGACGCGGCAATACAGCGGTATCTGGGACGGAACGTTTAAGCCAGCATACAGCAACAACATGGCCTGGTGTCTGTGGGATATGCTGACCCATCCGCGCTACGGCATGGGGAAACGTCTTGGTGCGGCGGATGTGGACAAATGGGCGCTGTATGTCATCGGCCAGTACTGCGACCAGTCAGTGCCGGACGGCTTTGGCGGCACGGAGCCGCGCATCACCTGTAATGCGTACCTGACCACACAGCGCAAGGCGTGGGATGTGCTCAGTGATTTCTGCTCTGCGATGCGCTGTATGCCGGTATGGAACGGGCAGACGCTGACGTTCGTGCAGGACCGGCCATCGGATAAGGTGTGGACCTATAACCGCAGTAATGTGGTGATGCCGGATGATGGCGCGCCGTTCCGCTACAGCTTCAGCGCCCTGAAAGACCGCCATAATGCCGTTGAGGTGAACTGGACTGACCCGGATAACGGCTGGGAGACGGCGACAGAGCTTGTTGAAGATACGCAGGCCATTCTCCGTTACGGTCGTAACGTCACGAAGATGGATGCCTTTGGCTGTACCAGCCGGGGGCAGGCGCACCGCGCCGGGCTGTGGCTGATTAAAACAGAACTGCTGGAAACGCAGACCGTGGACTTCAGCGTGGGTGCCGAAGGGCTTCGCCATGTACCGGGCGATGTCATTGAAATCTGCGATGATGACTATGCCGGTATCAGCACCGGTGGTCGTGTGCTGGCGGTGAACAGCCAGACCCGGACGCTGACGCTCGACCGTGAAATCACGCTGCCATCCTCCGGTACCACGCTGATAAGCCTGGTTGACGGAAGTGGCAATCCGGTCAGCGTGGAGGTTCAGTCCGTCACCGACGGCGTGAAGGTAAAAGTGAGCCGTGTTCCTGACGGTGTTGCTGAATACAGCGTATGGGGGCTGAAGCTGCCGACGCTGCGCCAGCGACTGTTCCGCTGCGTGAGTATCCGTGAGAACGACGACGGCACGTATGCCATCACCGCCGTGCAGCATGTGCCGGAGAAAGAGGCCATCGTGGATAACGGGGCGCACTTTGACGGCGAACAGAGTGGCACGGTGAACGGTGTCACGCCGCCAGCGGTGCAGCACCTGAC